ACAGTGAGGACCATGCCCTCGTGTGCAATCAGCTTGTCGAGAAAATGCGATGTGTTATATTTCATTTTTTATTCTCTCCGCCCATCCATATGCCAAACGCACCGGTCATAGCACCCATCACAACGCTCACAAAGGCGGACTGTGAAGCTGTTGGGGCGTCCAAGTTCATAAACCACTCTGCACAACGCCACGACATCAGAGTCATTATCAACATCATAAAGCGGGGAAGAAGCTTCCACTGTGCAATGCGTTCGAAGGTCATCTCTGCCATAGTTATTTCTTTCCAAAGAACTTGGTTGCGCTACGAACGCCAAACGATGCGGCAACAATTACACCGAGCGAATATTGGTACCATTCGGGCATCGCATCGAGTTGTGCAAAGCCGTTAGCAACCACGCCTTCCATTCCGGGGATGAACGCAAGGATCAAGGGTACCGAAAACAAAATAACCAACCACTCGTCTTTCCACGAGGATTGGCTTCCCTTGATAGCTTCCAAGTCCCAGTCGATTTCACCGGTAGCTTTCTTTTCCATGATGGTTGCTTCGGCTTTTGCTTTGGCAACCTTCGCACCGGTTTCGGCTTTGGTCTTTTCAACCTTTCCTTCGAGCCACGTACCCGCAAGTTGCGAGATAGGGCCAATCAATGCAGTTAGCATTTCCACCTCTTCCGAGCCTGTCTCAAGCGGCTGTTCGGGTCTTTTGCTGCTTTGGGGAACTTTTTCATCTGACCTGCAGAACGGGCACAAAACGACTTGCGCCGCTTTGCATCCTTGCTTCCGGGCTTCACTTTGCCGGTGACTGCAGTCTTGAGTTTGGAACCGGGGTTCTTCTTACGATACTCTTTGACCCCTTTTGCCGTCATGCCAGCACCCGACTTGGTCGGGCGATAGTTTGCACCCTTACCAGACGTGCTACGTTTGATTGGTGTTTCCTTTTTGCGTGGCATAATGGGTTTACCCCCGGCAGGGTTAGCTGCTTATATCATAAAATTAAAAAGGCGTCAAGGGGGCACGTGGCCCCCCTGACAGGTTGGTTAGGCGAATGCGGCTGCAGTTTCACCCGCACCCAGTTCTGCCATCAGAGCGAACACGCGAACCTTGCCAGCAAAGTCAGCGGTGTCAGCCGAGAGGTCGATGGTGTCGGCGGCGGTATACAGCTTCGGAGTAGCACTCATCTCTACGCCGTTAGCAGTGTTACCGTCGAGGTCCGAAACCCACAGGTCGTCGTCAGTGTCGCCCAAATCGATGAGCGAACCTGCACCACCTGCAGTGAGGATTTCAACACCAGCCATCAGGACCAGAGTGTTGGCCTTCATCTCGATTGCCTGAACAACGTCCGTACCAGCAACGATGTTGGTGGTGGAGAAGTCGAGGACAACCTCAACGAGTTGAGGCTTGATGCCGACAGGGACGCCAGCAACAGCGTTAGTTACAGTGTAAGTAGCCATTATCTAATCTCCCTGTTCTAGTCGAGGCTAACAACGCCGCGAACCATTGCCTCCGGACGCAGAACTTTGCGACCGAAAACGTGCAGACCACGAACGATGTCAGAGAAGGTTTCAGTCGAACGGACAACTTCGGTCTTCGCGATGTGCGAAGCAGTAGCCGTTGAGGACATGTGACCGGCAAGAAGCAGGTTCTCAGTCCCGTCGGTTGCCAGACCGGACAGCGTTACTTGGTCAGTGCCGCCGTTCGAGACGAGGGCAGTAGACTTGTAGCACTGGAAGCCAGCAATGTTGCCCAGCGACACAAGGCCGTTACGCAGGGGGGAAGTCGCATCGCCAGTAACCTGAACTTCTGCGAACTTCGCACCAGCCGAGAACAGGTGCTTGTAGAAAGCCGGGGGAGCAACGAACCAGCGGTTCTCTTCTGGAACAGACTGGTCGTCGAGGGCTTGAGCCATCACCAGCATGGTGTTGACTGCAGTGTCGCCCGGAGTGGTTGCACCACCGATGTCGAGAGCCGAACCCAGAGTACCGATGTCGGAAATCTGTGCAGTAGCGGCACCGGACTCGCCGGTCAGACCCGCACCCGATGCCATAGCAGTCAGGATGTTGGCGTCGTAGTTACGCTTCAAGGAGTACGCACCCGAAGAGGTGGCAAGTGCCTCGAAGTTGACGTGAGACTGACGCTCTTCGATGTCGTCAATCTTAAATGCAAAGGCGTTCGCCTGATCAACCACCATAGTGGTCTGATCGTCAGCGAGGTCTTGCGGGTTTACCACCGAGCCACGAGAGTAGCTAGAAACGGTGATGGTAGGCTCTTTGATGATACGAACGGTATCACCATAGTTCTCAATTTCGCCAGCGTAGTCGGTATTCGTGATGTCTTCAGCAACCGAAGCGCGACGGAAGAACTTAAGAACCTTTTGACTGAAGATTTCCGGCGTGAAATTGCCGGAAGGCAGGTTATTGTAACCTGATGCACTATCAAAAGCCATTGGTCTTTCCTTCCTATTTGAGGTTTAAGGTTAGTTGTTGTAGTCGATTCGGCCTTCCGAACGTGCCGCGTCGAGTTCGCTTTCCAGCTTCTCGAATTGCCACGGCTTCATCTTGCCGATTTCAGAAGCTTTCCAAATCCGCTTACCGTCTGTTGCTTCTGTCTTTACTTCCCGTACAGGGGTCTTGGTGACAGCTTCAGCAGCAGACGAAGATTTGGCTTTCTTCTTGGTAAGGCCAACGTCGGCCTTGTAGAGGTCTACGACCCGTGCCGCCCAGCGGGCATCCTTGTTGTTTTTGTAGATGCCGTCTGAGATTGATGTTGGTTGTTCTTCGAGCCAAGCAAGGAATTTTTCATCCGTCTTGATCTCGTTGAAATCGGGCTGGAGACGAAGCAGTTCCTCAAAGGCTTTCTGCTTTTCTAGCTCCTGTTCCCGCTCCTTGATGGAACCGAGTTCCTCACGGAGTTGTGCAACCTGAGATTCGGTCTGGAGACTTGATACGGTCTGCACCACCTCGAACACATCTGGATATCGTTCCTTGAACTCCTCCAGTTCTTCTGCAGTCTTTGGCGGCGTGACCCCACGCGGCATTTCTTGTGCGTGTTGGGTCATGGTCTTGCGAAGAGTCTCGATTTCATTCTTGAACTCTCCGACCTTTTCGTCGTAGTGACGCTTCAAGTCGTCATACCGTTTTTTGTAGTCGTGGTCAGCTTCTTGTTTTTGTTTTACGAAACTGGTGCTTTCCTGCGGAGTGGCCTCTTCTTCGGGGTCCGCTTGTTGTGCTTCTACAGCTTCTTCCGCTTGATTGTCGTCTTCATCTTCGTAGACTTCGTCGCGGTACTTCCCACGATAGAGCGAATCATTGTTGATGGTTCCGAACGAATCATTCGCTTTGTTGGCACGGTGGCCTCTTGCTTTTGCCATTTATTTACCTCACTTGCGGGGCCACTTGGCTGTGGGTAGCCGCTCCGGTTGTGCTGGGGCCGCGAATGAACGTAGCGGGTAGCCAGCGAATTATTCTAGACCTTTGAGAACCTTGTTTGCATAGGCTGGGCCTTCGCCGTAAGAAGCCAGAGCATCCTTAATGTTCTCGTGGTCCGATAATTTAAGACGAAGGACCATATCAGCCACAACGTCGTAATGTTCTTCGTGGCGGGCGCGGTCGATAGTGCCGCTGCCGTACGCCTTCAAATTTTTGGCTTGTTCTTTAGAAACTTTTTGACGCTTGCCGTTTCGATAGACTGCGCCAAACTTTTGATAGTTGACTACATCACGACCCTGCTGTATCAAGTCGTTGACGTATTCTTTTTTGTCGTTATCTAAGAGTTTGTATTCTGGGCTTCGCTTTTGAAAATCTTCTAGGGTAGAATAGGTAACTTGCATAGGTCCGAAGGCAGACGATTTGTTTTTTCCTCGTGCAGCACCTGTGATAATGTACGGGTCTTTTTCAAAACCCTTAATCTCAACATCCTTGATAGCTTTTTTCAATTCACCCACGGTGTAGCCGAAGAAGGTATCTTCGTCACGGGACGGGATGGGGGTGTCCGGCATCGGGGCGTATTCTTTGGAAAGAAAACCCTGTTCGCGTAGGTCTTGTTGTGTGAGGGTGGGGTTCACCATCTGACCAGAAACCAGCATACCTGTAGCGGCTTGCATAGTGGCTGGTGCCGGAGCCTGACCGTTCTCTTCGATGCGTTCGCGGGTTTCGGGCTTGCCGCGATTGTTGATCTTGGTCAAGCGATCATAGCCAATTATTTTAGCGAGGTGTGGGGCGACTACGACTTCACCGCGAGATATCGCCACGTCTATTAGTTTAGCACCGTTTCCTTGTTTGTCAACTGCTAATCCCTGCCTAAGTGCTTCTTTATGTGCATCTAACAGCATCGTGCGAACGTCGTTGGTTCCCATAAACTCGGCTGCTGCGGCGTTGATAACAAACGCACCCTCCGGAAGCTGGGTCTTTTTATCATCGGCTACGGTTTCGCCCTCGGGGACTTGGCTAGGCGGACGTTCTACAAAGCCGGACGCCATTCCGGGTGCGCCGCCCATCGCAAGACCGATGCGACCACCCAAAGCCCACGAAGTCAAACCGCTGCTATCGTAGTCTGGGGCAGCATCACCTTCGTCATCAACACCCGCGCTCGAATAGTCGAAGCCCTCGTCGCCACTATCTTCCCGCTGTGCCTTTGCAGCGGCTTCGCTCTGAGGCATTTCACCCGGCCTAGCTTGGGCAATCGTAAGCTGCTGCCCCGCCCTTTGCTGCTCCTGCTTTTGCTGATTGTAGGCGGCTATCTTCTGCTGTTGCACGGCCCGAGCATTCTTAAATTGAATTTGCTGAACAGCCTGTGATACGGTCATTCGACCAGAACGAGCAACAGCAACCGCGTCACTCATTTCATCACTTGAAATTCCAAAGCTCCGCGCGGCCTTCTCAATCATATCGCTACGAGCGTACGCCGCCGAAGCTCCTGCGCCAATAAACCTCGGGTCATAGACGGTGCCGTTAGCTCGAATGAACCCGTCCATCGGATTGTTAGACACCTGTATGCCCCCCGAAGCAACCACAGTCTGGCTCTTACTTGGATCGAGAGCATTGTAACGACCCTTGATAGGATCGTAACCTTTACTGATTGCCTCTAGACTTGTCAGGGTTTCGATGTCCATCCCGCCAGTGTTACCCGTGTACACTCTAGAGCCGGGAGCGCGGGTAACACCAAAACCACCAAGAGACATGGCGAAGCCCGTGTCGCCGTACGGGTTCGCAATTCTGGCCGCTCGAATGGCTTGCATATCCCCGTACTGTTTCGAGTGAACCATGTCAGCTATGCCACCGAGCAAGCCGGGGGGTCTAAAGCTGTTTTTGTTGAAAGCATTCTTCACTCGGGTGCCGCCTAGCAACCCGCTTACAATAGCACCCGGAATAAGGCCAGTTGCCGCTGCAAGTCCCGTTATTCCAGTACGAGCCTTAGCATCCGGGCTTTTTAGTTTATCCGGAAACGCCTTGACTCTTTCCGCGCCTTCCTTGAATGCTCCCGAAATGCCCTTTCCCAATTCCATGCTGGCATCCGGATCGAACCCCGGTTCAAAGATGTTCTCTACGAGAGAGAGGCGATCTGTTTTGTTTGCCGATTTTAAATAGTCTGAATAGCTACCACCGATATCCGGAATATCGAACGATATCTCATAGGCTTCACTGACACCGCCATCTAGTGTGGGCCGTGTAGCTCCAAGAATAGCGTCTGGAATTTTTGAACTCGGGTCTTCTTCCCGTGTTTCTTCTCCATCAACATCAGGGGCTTTAGTAACTTCGATGCCCGTTTCTTCTTCCAAGCTGGCTGTCTCAGGCCCGAGAACCTGTGTGAAGTAATTGACCTGCCCTGCCCTATACTCATCCGGAGTCACGGTCTCAAACTCTGTAGGAGTGTAGCCCGGATAAGTATCGTCGTCAGGAAAGAGGGGGATGCGGTCAACCATTCTTCACAAGTGCCTCGTGGTTCTCTTTAAGTTTGAGGAGCATTTCCAGTAAAGCCGCTTTCCCCTGCAGTTGGCGCAGTTCCGACTCCGATTGTGCCGTTACCAGACCCTTGAACGTCTGTTCCTTCAGGGCTTGGAGATACTCCTCCAGCCCCGTCCATACCTGCGGGTTCTTGACCAGCGGCCCCACCAGCCTCGCTTGCTCCTTGCTGTACATTTGCCATCAATCCTTGTAACATCTTTGCGTAGAGTTGAGCCTCGTTCGCATCGTTGACCAAGCTGTCCGGATCGATGTCCTGAGAGATGGCCAACTCGCGCATGAGGTTCGGAATCTTAATGAAGGGAGCAAGCATCGGGTTCGATACGGTTTGCAGGAGAGAGGTGAGTCGCTGGGTGCGAACCTCTTTTTGCATAACCGCCGCCACACCGCGCGGCTTGATCTCTAGATCACCGATAATATCCTCGGATTCCTCGTTGAATTGCATGTTCCACTGGAAGTACGACTCCCCCAGAGGCTTCAAAAGATGATCATCGATGTTCTTGATGACCGTCTTCATCGACAAGCCCGCAGAACCCATCAGCATAGACAGGCCCGCTGCTGTACGACCGGTGCCGGTTACGCCCGTCTGGCCGTGTACGATGGACGGGATGCCCGTCTCCTCGTCAGCCAGTTGACGGCTAATCTGATACATCTGCAGGTTTTCACCAGCGGTGTTCGGGAACTTGAGACCGTTGATGGCTGTGCCTGTGACACCGGACTGACGCCGGAATATCTTGCCCGGAAAGATGTCCATGTTCTGTCCCGGTACGAGACTGGCCTCATCCACGTCAAACACAAGGTTGCCAGCAAGAGCGAGGTTGTCGATAGCCATACGAACGTGACCGTTCATCAGCTTCTGTGCATCCTCCATGTTCTCTGCTACGCCAACACCCCACAGTTGGTAGGGGTTGATCTCGTACGGGAACACCTGATACGGAATGCGGGCTGGCGTGAACGGATTGAGGACACAGCGGATCACCATGCCACCACACACCCAGACGTTCACCTGAACCTCGTCGAACTCCGACATCTGTTCCGCGCCTTCGAGACCTGCTTCTCTGGCTAGCTTGGAATCCAAGACGCCCCAGTATTCCAAGACTTCGTAGCGATTACCTTGATAGTACGGCTCGGTCTCATCCTCGCGAATGGTATCCTCGTAGTACTTGTCTTCGTAGTTCGGGCCTTTTACAAGGCACTCCTGAATAGCTTCCGCGTTAAAGTACGGACGCTTGATAAGAGCGCGAAGTTGCTGGCGGTTCATGCGGTGACGTTCGATGACGTACTCACAGTCGTCGATGCTGGTTGCTGACGGGTCAGGATGGAAGTCCCAAGCCGAAACCATCTCAATACGCGGGACCGTTTTTTCTTCCGGCACGTACTGCCGCTCACCCGTATCGTCCCGCTCCCAGCGGTGGATGCGCTTGTAGAAATTGAACGGTCCCTTGACGATACCGGTTCCTAGCAAACACGATTCAAAGATGGAACTACGCAACACGTTCACAGCGTTCGTGTCGAGCAGTTGGTCGTGGATAGTTTTCTCCATGCGGCGGGCCGCGATCTTGGCCGGTTCGATCTGCGGTTCACCTATCTTGGCTGGCCCCTCTGCCAGCGGCAACTGCCCGTATTCGCCCTGTAAGCCTCCTAGAAAGGCTTTGGACTCCTCCGCCTGTAGGGCACCGGGAGCAAGCTCCCTGCCGTCTCCTGCGAACCCGAAGGGGTCCTGCGGCTGCATCTGATCGAGAGGGGTCTCCATGTGAGCAAACTCCGCGATGCCTTCTGGCACGGGAGTGGACTCGACGACCAGCGGAAACTTCTTGTTTGCGAACAAGATGTCGATGATCTGGCCGTAAGCTGCAAGGACTTTCGTCTTTGTGATCCGGATGAAGACTTGTGACTTTTCCGACTCGCGGTATTGTGTCGTGGAGTCGTAGATGCCTCGAAAGTTCTTGTACGACTGAAGCCAGCGTTGCTCGTGAGCGTACCGACCATTCTCAGAGTCTTCGAACTTGGCCCGCACGTAAGCCGCAAGACCGGGCATCTGCTCTTCAGGATTGAGCAGACTTACAGCGGTATCATCCGCCGGTTGGAGAAAATTATCTTCTGACATGTCTTAGTAGTCGCGTTCTTCGGCCAGACGCATGATAGAACCGTCAACAGCAGTCTTGGTCTGCTTCTTCGGCATATCTTCCGTCAGAACACCCTGTGCGGTCTTGGTATCGAACTCAAGTCCCTCACGATACAACTGGTCAGCACCCATCTGGTCATCCACGGAAGTCGTGCAAGCACCCATGATGTAGGCTGCGCCGTAATTGTAGTTGTTGTTCGGCATCGGTTTTCTCCCCAATTATGGTGAAAGGAAGCCTATAGGTTCGGCGGCTCGACCGGCGGCTTCCTCGCGGTTCCGGTCAGCTTGTTCTTTGCTCACAAATCCCTCGTCGCGATACTGGAAGTCATCGTCATCGAAACGCAGACGGGGTTGCGGTTGGGTTAGTTCGGGTCCGGCTGTGGGCGTGGGTGTCAGTGCTACGGTAGCAGCGACGGAAGGACCGAGGCCCAAGGCTTTTTCCAAGCCTATTTCGGAAGCTACTGCTGCTCCTGTTTCGAGGGGTGCTTCTATAAACTGTCGCGCAGTTTCAACAACCGCTGCCGCACCTACAAGCTTACCCGCCCTGCCCAGATGTTTATTGATGGCTGCTGCCATACCTTTAGCGTCAAACCCACGGCGTTCGAGGGAAGCGCGGGCTTCGGGATTGGATGCGGGTACAGTTTCGTCAGAAGGAGCGCGTTTAGCTTTTTCTTCTTGATAGATTTCTTGCTTACGCAAACGCTTTTGTGCTTTTACACGCTCTGCCTCTTCATCAAGGGCACCGATAGCAATTTCTTTTTGTAAGGCCGCTTCTTCTGACGTTGCAGCTTGCAGTCGCAGTTCTTGCTTACGTGCTTCTCGCACTTGTTCTATCAGGTCGAGGTCGGCGTCAGTCAGTTTCCCCTGAACCTGTGTGCCGACAATTTCGGAACCTTTAGGAATGACGGCTAGGCGGGCGGAACCTTCAGTAGTCAGACCAGCAGCATCGACCCCCATAGAAGCAGGAATCTCGTTTAGAGTTGACAAGCCAAGAACTTCGCCGTACATGTTTTGTAGGGCACGAAGGGCTTGCTTTGCTGTGGTGCCTTCGTCGGTGATAATTTGAGAAACGTAGTGCTTGCGAGTAATACCTTTCATGCCGTCGATGGTTTCATCGAAGGATGCGTGACCCATAATCGCACTAGCTTCTGTGGTGTATCCTAATTCACTTGCAATAATAGAGGGAATGATTTTACGAATGTCAGAAGCACCGGCAACCGCACGACCCATTGCCTTTTCAAATGGCTTGAATCTTTCAATGACACCTCCCGACATCTTCATACCGGTGGTCATCTTATTCACAAAGTTGCTGGTTGCTTTCTTTGGGTCTTTCACATCCTTATCAAGAAACACGTATTCCCGACCCTCTGCCCGGGCCTTTTCAGCAGCGTCTCGTATAATTTCTAACGCAACTTCCGGGAGGTCAAGCTCATTGCGAATCTTGTTCACACGACGATACGACTCCTTAAAAGAGCCGGTTTCGAAGTCGATGTCCTCCACTTTAATTCCGGCAACTTCTCCGGGACGTAGAGGGACTAGAGCGTTGAAAGCAACAGCAGCGCGAGTTCGCGGGTCTTTGATAACAGAAATGCCCTCTGTCAAAGCAGTGAGAGATTTCTTGGCCTCGGGAACACCTTTGAACTTCTTGGTTCGACGTGCCTGTTGTGCTTTTTCTAGTTTTAATCCTCTGGCTTTTCCTTCAGGGCTAAACACATCAGAATATGGATAAGCAATATCCCCCACACTGGAGAGACGACGAAGCTCATTTTCTACACTGAGAAGTGTGACGAAGTTTCCTTCTGTCCCAACTTCATTTAGTTTACGAAGAAAAGACTCCTCTTTCAAGCTAGACCATGGGTCATCCAAAGACAGACCTGCTGCTTCGATGTTCTTAGCAAACGCATTAGGCGCACCCTTCGAGGTACTCAAAGACTTACCTGCGCCTTCGATAGCTTCACGAATGGTTAGAGTTTGATCGCCAATCTTTGTAGTGATATCTGCCATCAGTATCCAAATGTGGCATCAAACGGCTTAAACGCCTGATCCTTGATGCCCTGAAGTGATTTGTGTATAGATTGATATCCAGACGTGCGCGTCATCACCATGTAGCGCAACGCATCGTACGCATGATCCTCTGCCTTCGTGTCTACATCTTCACTGTTGGTTTTGGAGAGAGGTATGCCCGATAGTTGAGCTATGGTGTGCTTGCACGAGGAGAATATTCTTAGACGTGGTTCGTTGGTGTAAGGGTCGTCAGAAAGCCGCCTGTGAACTTCCATTTTTCCTTGTAGACGGTTACGGTCTGATGGCGTCCACCTAACACCCGCCCGCATCATTGTCTCCGCAATGGACGGGCCGAACCCGGTCTTGTTCCAGCAAGAAGAGTCTAGAACATTGTAGTGTGGAAGTGGGTCTAACTCTTCTGCTTCTAGTATTTTATCAGCCAACTGCTCTGCTGTCAAGTGCTTTGCATACAACTCGCGATAAACCCAGATATTGTTATCCCAGTCAATAGCCCCCCAAAGAACGCACGATGGACTCGCATAGCCGTAGTCCGCCGCTCGTATACGTGGCCAATTGGTAGGTAGTTCGAAATGTTCGACAACGTGTCGCACCCTTGAAAATTCGGGGAAGGCCGCTCCCTCCGCCACGTCCCAATCCCCTTCTAGGAGTCGTCTACGCTCGACATCCGGGAGCGACCTGAGCATAGCCTCGTACTGGCCATCTGCCATCAGGTAGGGATTATCAGTCAACCGCGCGGGAACAAACTTGCGATAGAACAGCGGTTGACCTGCTTTTTCGTGACCATCAGGCCACACAAATGTTTTTCCGGTTTCTAAGTCGTAGGCACCAAAAGGCTTGTTTGCCTCGCGGTGGTCGATGTACATCTTCTTGACCCACCAACCACCCACTCCTCCGGGGTTGGCTGTGCAGCGCATACACAACTGTTGCTGGAGTTCCGGGTCCGTCGAACGGAGTCGTGAACGAAGGTAATCCCAAACGTACGGTGTGGGATACTGTGTAATCTCGTCGATACCGATCCAGTTGAACGCCTGACCCTGAAAGCGGGTCACGTCCTTGTCCCTGTCGAGATAAGTGAACCACATGGTTGCCCCAGATGGGAAAACCCACGTGGACTTTGCTTCTCGAAAGACTGCACCCGGGAACGCTTTGGGGTATAGCTGCTTCGACTTATCGATTAGTTCGGTAAGTTCATCCAGTGTGCGGCGGAGAAGAAGACCACGATGATTAGAATTGTGGCAATAACGTAGCGGATCAGCAAGAAGTGCAAAGCTCTTTCCACCACCGGCAGCACCGCCGTAGAGTACGTCTCGTTCAGACGCGCTAAGAAATTCTTCTTGTGGTCCCGGATTTGGCTTGAAGATAACCGGGCTACCATCCACCAGATCGCCAACTGCGTCCGGCAGGTTTGTAAGATCGCCCTGATCAACGACTCTAGTCTTTTCACCCTGTAGTGCCTTCTCTATCTTGTCTGCAGATTCGGTCAGTTTCTTGACCTTGCTTTTCTTATATTCGGCTTTGCGTTGCTGGGTAGCTGCCGACTTCTTCGCGTTACGAAGACGCATTTGGACGGAACGTCGTGCCCGCTCCCTGTCACTGAGCTTGTACTCGGCTTTAGGTTGGTTCGGGTCTTTCTTGGGTCTGCCGCGAGTTCGCGGCTTGTCCACGGTCGCCGGGTCAGGGGGGACTAGGACACGTTTACGTGGCTTGTTAGCCATCTATGACTACTTCTTTTTTTGGAGGCAGCAGGACAACGCCGTGAACCGCCGTGACATTGTGGTTCATGGTGTCCTGTCGGCCCAAACCTACGCGGTTGAGGATAGATTCGGCTGCTTTCATCCGTAAATCGTCCCCACGTTCGATATCGACGGCGTCCACGAGGCTAACCAGCTTGTTCGCGGCCTTGAGGGACTGTCCCGCTAACACGGTTTTGGTCCGTTCGATGATTTCGTCGGCTAACCGGTCCTTGAGCCACTTGATCGAACCCTCAGAGTACCCGGCAACCTCCGCTGCGGCCCGTACGTTACCACCATTGTCGAACAGGGCGTCGAGAAAGGCTTCCTGTTTGTCCGTGAGGGCGGGTTTCCGGTTGTTTTGCTGGGGTAAAAGGTTCACGTTTGCTCTCCAACACTGCATTTGAAGCTGTAAGTTGCCGGAACGGGGAACAGGCTAGTCACATTTGCTGCCATTTCCTGTACACGATCAGTGCATTCCTTGTAGGTGGCGTACGGACCACGCGTATCTTCGAACTGGAGGCACTCATTAGGCGTGGCCAAGGCGCAAACCAGCAACACAGCTTTGAACATTGGGGGGAAAATCTCCTTGCAACCCATTAGTTTAGGGGTGGTTACCCGCCCTGTCAACCTAAAAGTTGCCAAAAATTAAAAAAATGGTTGACAAATGCGAAATTTGACTGTACACTGGCGTTACAACCCGCCGGGAATACACCCATGTACCCCCCGGTTCCCCTAATAGGTTCGCGGCTCCCCTCGTCGGGAGCCTTTTTGTTACCCAACGGGTTCGCGGGAATACCGTATGGATAACCTAAAACTACAAAAAATATGTCGAGATTGCATAGCAAATGCCGGGGGACCCCCATGGCCCTTGCGTACGGGTGCGCGTAGAGAATTTTTTGTTTTCCATCGGTGATGTCGTCGGATCGGCAGGATTCTGGCCGGTCGCCAACCCCGGCAACCACCCCGGCAACCTACATGTAAGCCCGCCCGCGCACACCCGCGTCTGTGATTTGTCATGCCGGATAACTTGAGATGGCCCCGCCCCGCTCGGATATAGTAACAATCCCCGGCACAAGTTCCCGCCGATTTCCCCAAGGAATACAAAGCCCGTCCGGCAATAAACACGACGGGCCACAAAAAAGAACCCCCAGCGCAAAGGCCGGGGGCAAGGTTAAGGGAGGAACCCGGCTATTAGCCCCGCCGGGAAGGGTATGGGTTCGCGGCTAGACGATGCGCTTTGTGCGTTTCAAAGGCTGTTTCTTGTCCATGTAAACGATCACATCGATCGGGTGGCCATACTGGTCAGTGCCGGTAAGCTTGACGGTCTTGAATGTGTCGTGAATGTTGGTATGCAAAATCACTTCCGCATTCCCCTTCAGAGACTCGTTATAGACGTCTTTAGCATGGGCATGGATTGAAAGCTTCATCGGTTAAATCTCCAGTTGGTTGAGGCGGGCAACAGCGCCCGCCCCATAGTTTAAGCACAGGTTAGCCGGTCTTGGCAAGCCGGTAGCCAACACGGTAGCCAGTACGGCCCCGACCGCTTCCGCGATACCCACCTTTCAACGCCTTGGTCTCGATCTCGACACCATGCGCCATCAGGTCTCGCATGTAGGTCCGGACGGTGGCGCGGGAGTAGCCAAGCAACCCCGCCAAGGTCGGCGCGGCTGTATAGCTGGACGTGTCGAGAAGCTTGCGAACCCGCTCGTGGCCCCGGTTGAGTTTCTCACGGTAGGGCTTGCGGGTTGCCGGGACCGGCTGCTGGCCGGATTCGTGCAGCGGCTCACCGTGCAAGTCGGTTTGATCGATCGCGTTCTTGATGCCAGTAACAAGCGGCTGGCCGTGATCGTTCCAAGCTTCCGCCAAGTTGCGGCGCTTCTCTGCTTCCTGCTGCGATCCCTCGCGTTTGCCATCCCGGAACCCATCCTCGAACCCGCTGTCGTAACAGGCGGACATAATGTCGGTCAGGTTCCCGATCTTGGTTGCAAGGGCTGCGGGGATGGTCTTGGTGATGTCGTTTGCGTTCTTAGACATGGCTTTTTTCTCCTATGTGTTAGCCAATGAAAATTGCCCAGATGATCAGGCAAAACAGGACAACCGTGATCGTCCTATAGATGACGTACAAAGCTTCCACTATTGCACCGCCATTTCTTTACGTCCGGCCAGCCCCTCGAAATAGAGCCAAT